CATTTGATGTAATCATTCCACCAAAGGGTGGACATGGAGCAGATATTTATAGAGAACTTGGTTGTACAAAAGTTTTAATTTATTCACAAATTAAAAATGATGCAACAAACCCAGACTTTATTGTCGGAAATAGAGTTGCAAGAATCGGAATTATTGCAAATCCAGAAGAATTCAATTCCACAGAATCTCTTACTAGGGATCAAGCAAGTGCTTTATATGCATTAAAGTTGACTGGAGTAAATAATCAAAATGATTATATTAATGCATTATTCTCTCCTAATGGCACTATAACACAAACAGTATCTGCTGGATCAACAGCAGTTGGTAGAGTTGTTTCATACAATAAAAATACTGGAGTATTAAAATATTGGCAAGATAGAACGAATCATGGTTTTGATTATGATTTAGATAATTTAGATGTTACTGCAACATATGGAAATAATTTAGTTGAATTTACTTCAACTCCAGGAACTGGTGGATCTTTGAATATTAATGGATCTAATCAAGATCTTAAAATTGACGATACATTTAATGATAATAAATTCACTATAAATAACCTAAGTTATTATCTTGGACAAACATTTACTGATGGTATTTCCGCACCAGAAGTGAAAAAATATTCTGGGGATCTAGTTTACATTGACAATAGACCATCTATCACAAGATCTGAAAATCAAAGAGAAGATATCAAAATCGTATTGCAATTCTAAGAATTATGCCACAACTCACTAACCTCAACACCTTTCCATATTTTGACGATTTTGATGAGTCAAAGAATTTTTATAAAGTTCTTTTTAAGCCTGGACAACCTGTTCAAGCTAGAGAATTAACCACAATTCAATCTTTATTGCAAAATCAGATTGAAAAATTTGGAGACCATATTTTTAAAGAAGGTTCGGTTGTTATTCCAGGTTCTCTAGTAGTTAAATCAAATCAAATTACTTTAGAACTTGAAAAAACATTTAATGGACTAGATATTACCCAATATTTGCCAGCTTTAGTTGGAAAAACTGTTGTAGGTGAAGATACTGGTGTTAAGGCAAAGATAGAGGCATATCAAGGAACATACGTTTTTGTAAATATTACTGAAACTGGACTAGATAACGAATCTCAGGATTTTATTGCTGGAGAAGCAATTTATATTGAAGAGACTATTCCTTTAACTGATGCTGCGATTACTAGTTTTGTTGCTGGATCCTCAGTTGCGTCAATTAGAGATGTTGCTGAAGGTTGTATTTCAAAACTAACAGAAGGTGTATTTTACCTCAAAGGATACTTTGTACAGGTTCCTGAGCAAACATTAATTGTATCTGTAGATGAACCAGAACCGACATTTAAACTTGGTTTTGAGATAAAAGAAGATTTTATAACTTCATATGATGATCAAACATTATATGATAATTCCCAAGGATTTTTAAATTTTGCTGCTCCTGGTGCAGATCGTTTAAAAATAGATGCAGAATTAATTGCGGTTATTGATGGGGATGAGATTCCTCAAAATTTTGTGGAACTTGCAGATGTTTTAAACGGAAGTGTTTTAACCTCAAAAGTTGAAAATCCTGAGTATAATATTCTTGCTGATGAAATGGCAAGAAGAACATACGAGGAAAGTGGAGATTACTATGTAAAACCATTTACATTAGAGGTAAAAAATACATTACAAGATTTTAAAGGTAGTGATGGTCTTTATACTTCAGATGAAAGTACCTTAAGTGGTGAACCTCCAAGAGAAGATTTAGCTGCATATCAAATTTCTGCAGGAAAGGCATATGTTCAAGGTTATGAAGTAAATATTCAATCTGGTGTAGTTTTAGATATTGATAAACCAAGAACTACTAAAGAATTTAAACAGCAAGCAATTGAATATTCAACTGGGTCAACACTAAGACTTAATAATGTATACGGTGCTCCAAAAATTGGTTTATCAACATCATATACAGTATCACTAAGAAGTGAAAGAGTTGGTAGTGCTGCTACTATTGCTGCTGGAAAAGAAATTGGTTTAGCAAGGGTTTATGATTATGCTCTTGAAACTGGATCTTATGATACGTCCAATTCTGCAACAAACTCTTGGGATTTAACTTTATTTGACGTTGTTCCATTCACCGACCTAAGTTTGAATGAAAATGTAACAACATTATCAACACCAACATTTATCAAAGGTAAGTCTAGTGGTGCTGTTGGATTTTTAAGATATGATGTTTCTAGTTCTACGGGTATTATTACGGCATATAACGTAACTGGCAACTTCATTAAAGGTGAGGAACTTTTATTTGATGGGCAAGAAAGTGATAGAATTGTTTTGTCTTCTACTAACTATGGTATTTCTAATGTCAAATCAGTTCATGGTGAGATTGGAATTACTACATTCTCTGGTGACGTAAAACAAACTTCTGTATTAGAACTTGGACAATGTGACTTTAGTGGTGGTGGAGTTACAGTAGCACAAGCTGACCGTGATTTTAGTAAAAACTTTGTAGTTGGTGATCTAATTTCTTTCAAAAAATCAGGAAATACAGTTCCTTCTTTCAATAGAGTAACTGCGGTAACTACAGATAATCTAACTGTAGAGGCAGTTCAAAGTGTTTCTGGTGTAGTTGATGGAGCATTGTTTGGTAATGGTACAACAAATGTATCTAAAGTAACCACCAGGTTAGGTGATAATGGATCCGACACCTTATACACACCTTTACCAAAGAAAAACATTGCGAATGTAGATCTAAAAGATGCTGTAATTACTATTAGAAAAACATTCAATACGTCAATTGTTGCTGATGCTACTGGAGGTAGAATAACGATTCTTCCAGCAGAAATAGAAACTGGTGAAACTTTCTTACCTTTTGATGAAGAGAGATACATCGTTGTTAATAAGAATGGTCAAACAGAAGCATTAACTGAAGATAAGGTCACAATTACAAGTGGAAGTAGAGAGTTAATCATTAAAGGTTTATCTATTGTTGGTGATGCAACTCTAGTTGCCACATTAAGAAAATCACAGGTAAAGGCACAAAATAAGATTAAAAACAGAGTTAAGACGATTATCGTTGATAAATCATCAACTGCTGGATCTGGAATTGGTGCTACAACTCTTAATGATGGTCTTACTTATGGAAACTATCCATATGGTACAAGAGTTCAAGATGAAGTTATTTGCCTTTTAGAACCAGATGTAACTAAGATTCATGCAATATATGAGTCTTCTACTACTGGATCTCCACAATTACCAAGACTTACCCTAAGTGATATTAGTAGTTTTAATGGTAGTGTTGAAGACGCACTGAATGGTGAGGAAATTGTTGGAACATCTAGTGGATGTGTTGCAGTTTTAGTTAATAAAATTTCATCTTCAACTGCTGAAGTTGTTTATATCAATGGTAAAAAATTCAATGTCGGTGAAGAAATTACATTTAAAGAATCTTCAATTACTGCTGATATTGATGTGGTCGTTGATGGGGACAATGACGTAACTGCAAAATATGCATTGAATGCTGGACTAAAATCCACTATTTACGATTACTCAAGAATTAAGAGAAAACCAAATACCCAAGCACCTACTAAAAAATTAGCAATTGTATATGAATATGCAAGTGTTGATTCTACCGATACTGGAAATCTTTTAGTAGTAAATTCATATGAAAATTTTGACTATAAAGATATACCTGTTACAGATGGAGAAAAGCAGAGTGATATTTTAGATATTAGACCTAAAGTAAAATCATATTCTGTAGCAGAAAATGTAAGATCACCTTTTGAGTTTTTGGGCAGATCTTTTGCATCAACACAAAACTCAAATCTTAATGTATTAGCATCTGATGAATCTATCACTGTAGATTATTCAATATATCTTGGAAGAATTGACAGAATTTATCTAACAAAACAAAAGTCTTTCCAAGTAGTTAAAGGAGTTCCAGAGGAATCTCCACAAAAACCAGTTCCATTGGAAAATGCTATGGAGGTTGCTACTGTAGCTTTCCCTCCATACTTAGAAAGAGTTCAAGATGCAAAGGTTTCAATTATATCTCATAAGAGATATCAAATGAAAGATATTGCTCTATTGGAGCAAAGAATTAAAAATCTAGAATATTATACTCAACTTTCATTACTTGAAACAAATACTCAAAACCTTGAGATTAAAGATTCTGATGGTGCTAATAGATTTAAATCTGGTTTCTTTGTTGATAACTTTACTTCCGTTCAAAATCAAGTCAGCACTATTTCTGCCAAAAACTCTATTGATGCAAGAAATAATGAACTAAGACCAGCATCTTATACTACACAATTAGACTTATTACTCGGATCTACACAATTAACTGGAATTAATGGTGAATTAGATCCAAATGCTGATCCAAGATATGTTACCGATTTAATCGGTGAAAATATTAGGAGGTCTACAGTTGATCCTAATGGGTCTGTTGGTACAGATGGTATGGGTGTTATTACACTAGACTATGAGGAAGTTCCATTTATTAGCCAACTTACAGCAACTAGAGTTGAAAATGCTGCTCCTTACTTTGTAAATTTCTACAAAGGAAAAATTACACTAAATCCATCTTCAGATATTTGGATTGATCAAGCTAGAGTAGCAACTCAAACTATTGATGGTCTCATCGGTGGTTTTAGTCAAACAACTATTCAAGCTAATGCAGCTGATTTAGATCCACAAGCAGGATGGTCTCCAGTTACTTGGGGTGGATGGAATGAAAATTGGACTGGAACATCAACATCCGATACTGTTGTTACTGCAAGTGACTCAGCAACTCTCAGAGGTGGTAGTGGAACAAGACCAGGTTCAGCAACTGCTTCGGCATCTATAACCACAAGAACAACAACAAGAACTGGAACTGCAACTCAATCTGGTACTTCTACAAGAGTTCAAACTACACCAGGAAATACTATTAATCTTGGGGATAAGGTTGTTTCTTCTGATGTCTCATCCTTTATGAGATCTAGAAACATTGAAATTATTTCAAGAGGAATGAAACCTCATACTAGACTATATTCATTCTTCGGAACATCTTCAGTAACTAAGTATTGTGTTCCAAAATTGATTGAAATTGAAATGATTTCTGGAACATTTAATGTTGGAGAAATTGTTCAATCTGCTGGAACTTCCTCAGTTAGCCCATCAGTAGTTTCCGATTCTCCATATATTGTATTCAGAACCGCAGTTTGTAATCATAGAACTGGACCATTTAATGATCCATTGGATATCTACACGGTTAATCCATATACCCGTGAGGAGATGCCAGATCTATATTCAACATCTTCAACTACGTTGAATGTCGATTTAACGTCTCTAAGTATTGCACCTATGGGTGATTATTATGGATATATTGCTGAAGGAATGATCCTCCAGGGAAGAAGTAGTGGTGCTAGAGCAAGAATTAGTTCTATAAGACTTACAACAGATAATGTAGGAACGATGCAAGCATCTTTCTACATTCCAAATCCAAATGCTCCTGGAGCTCCAAGATTTAGAACAGGAGCACTTACCTTTAAATTAAGTGACTCTCCATCTATTGATCCTATTGAAGGAACTGCATATACTGGTGGTCAGAAAGATTTCTTCTCATCTGGAACAATTCAAAATGTTCAAGGTCAAGTAATTTCAACCCGTAATGTTGAGTTTACCACTGCTCAAACTACTCAATCAAGATCTATTACTGATGAAAGTCAGTCTATTGTAGATATTGATGTTAATGTAGATATAACACTACCTCAACCTGTACCAATTCCTCGTCCTCAACCACAACCTAGACCTCAACCACAACCTAGACCTTCACCTAGACCTCAACCAAATCCAAGTCCTAGACCTCAACCTAGACCTGTACCTAACCCTACACCAAATCCACGTCCAGCTCCTAGACCTAGACCAACTCCAAATCCAAGACCTCAGCCACGTCCTAGACCAAATCCTAGACCACAGCCACGTCCTAGACCAAGACCTAGACCTAGACCTAGACCAAGGCCACGTCCTAGACCTAGACCAAGACCTAGACCTAGACCAAGGCCACGTCCTAGACCTAGACCAAATCCTAGACCAAGAAATAGAGATGATGATCCATTAGCACAGTCTTTTACTGTTGGTAATTCTCAGGATCCAACTGGTATATTTGTTACTTCAGTTGATCTATACTTTAGAACGACATCAACGACAGGTGAGACTTGTTTTGTTGAATTGAGACCAATGGTCAATGGATTCCCATCAAGTGATGAAATTTATCCATTCTCTCAGGTAGTACTAAATGGATCTCAAATCGAAGTTTCTGAAGATGCAAGTGTACCTACAACGGTAACATTCCCAGCACCTGTTTATCTTGAAGGAAACAAAGAACACTGTGTAGTCGTTGGTTCAAACTCGACTGATTATCAACTTTGGATTTCCAGACTTGGTGAAGTAGATGTATCTACCTTATCCAGACCAGAGTCTGAGCAAGTTCCTATTACTAAACAATCTACACTTGGATCACTATTTAAATCACAAAATAGTAGAACATGGACTGCTAGCCAATATGATGATCTTAAGTTTAGTCTTAATAGAGCAAACTTTGTTCAGGGTGGAAACATTAGTTTCTATAATCCAGATTTAGCACTTGGAAATAGACAAGTTGCAACTTTGAAGAAAGATTCCTTAGATGTTTCTTCTAGAAGAATTATTGTTGGACTTGGTACAACTGCAAGAAATTGGGGTGATGATATTGTTCCTGGCAATACTGTTATTCAGGATAATTCAAATGCATCTGGTAATTTTGTGATGGGTCTTGGCATTGCTACTGGCACAATGTCAGTCACTAATGCTGGACTTGGACTCACACCTTCCACTGGTTTCTTCCAATACGACAATGTTCCACTAACCAAACTAACTGGTAGAGGTGAAAATGCAACCGCAAATATTCATGTAAACAATGGTGTTGCAGCTGCTGCTACAATCTCTGATGGTGGTAATGGATTCAAAGTTGGTGATGTTCTAACTGCTACTGTTGGTGGTGGAGTTGG